TGCTTCCAAGAAACCGAAGAAGCCCAAGAGGACAACGAACAAGACTTTATGATTCCGGTAAAGAGGAGGAAGGTGGCGGAGTTGATTGAGGAGGAGATAGGGGCTAATGATCCATAGAAAAACCCGATAAAATAACGGGTCCTCGCTTCAAACATTTGTTATCTTCTGCTAGAGTTGACAAGATTACTAAATTCAATAAAAAAACATGATTTTAGTAGCCTTGTGAACTCCACCCGAAGGTGAATATTCACTTATACATAAGTTTAACACAAGGGGATACTTTTGTAAACTAAAGAAAATTATACCTAGTGAGGAGTAGACAGTATATACATATTGTATTATAATATAAGGAATGGAAAACACAGCAGAACAAGATAAAAACAGGGATAAGAGGATTGAAGCTATAAGACCTTATCAATTCAAGAAAGGTCAGTCCGGTAATCCAAGTGGACGTCCCAAGGGTAGCGTATCTCTCAAGGAGTATGCTAAAAACATGTTGGCTAAAATGAATGAGGAAGAGAGGCAGGAGTTTCTTCACGGATTAGATAAGAAGGTTATCTGGGAAATGGGAGAAGGGAAGCCTGATACAAGGACTGATGTAACTTCAGGAGGAAAAGAATTACCAAAACCCCTTTTATATGTACTCAATAACAACAGCAACCAAGAAGATAGCAAACCTAAAGAAGAGAATTAAAGCAATCCCTGGAGGATCTTCAGCAGGAAAGACAGTAGGAATCATTCAAGTTCTTATAGATAAAGCTCAAAGAGACAAGAAGCCAACCTTAACAAGCATTACTTCTGAATCATTCCCCCACTTAAGAAGGGGGGCAATGAAAGACTTTTTAGATATTTTAGAAACACAAGGATATTTTGTACCAAATAGGTGGAGTAAATCAGACCATACCTATACATTTGAAACAGGAAGTAAAATTGAGTTCTTTTCATTAGACCAACCTCATAAAGTTAGAGGCCCAAGAAGAAATAGGCTTTTTATGAATGAGGCTAATAACAATCCCTTTGAAACCTTTGAGCAATTAGAGATTAGAACAAGTGATGAGATATATTTAGACTGGAATCCAACTAATGAATTTTGGTACTACATAGAACTTCAAGGAAAAAGAGATGATGTAGAGGAGTTAGTTTTAACATATAAAGATAATGAAGCCCTTGACCAACAGATTGTTAATTCCATTGAAAGAAGAAAAGATAGAAAGGGTTGGTGGCAGGTATATGGATTGGGGCAACTTGGAGAAGTAGAGAATAAAATATATAAAAGTTGGGTGATATTAGATTCAATTCCCGAAGAAGCTAAACTAGAAAGACGGGGATTAGATTATGGTTATACCAATGATCCAACAGCAATAGTAGATGTATATAAATATAATGGTGGATATGTTTTAGATGAAGTTCTCTACAGAAAAGGAATGAGTAATAAGCAAATAGCCGATGTATTGCTTAATTTAGAGAGTTGTTTGGTGGTGGCTGACTCAGCAGAGCCTAAATCAAATGATGAAATAAAGATGTACGGGGTAAATATTATTGGCTCAACTAAAGGTCAAGGCTCGGTTAATCAAGGAATACAGTTAATACAAGGACTTCCTATATGGATGACCAAACGCTCAGTAAACCTGATAAGAGAGTGCAGAAACTATTTATGGATGACAGATAAGGAAGGAAAGATACTTAATCAACCAGAGTCAGGGTGGGATCACGCACTTGATGCAGTTAGATACGGAATAACCTCACTTAATCCCCACATAGATACTGATATGAATGAAGAATTTGACATTTATAATGTAGACTATTCATAGATGTATGATATAATTATTAGTACAGACACGCTAATGTTTACCTGTTTTTAATATATGGATAAAGAATCAATCGAGAGAGAAGCAATTAACATTGTTCAAAGCGAAAAATCTGATTGGGAAGATGCTACTGCCTTTATAACCGAAAGAGTAGCTTTCCAAATGAGAAACCTCATTAGAACATTAAGAAAAAATTATTGGGGCATATTTGATAAACCAAAAGACCCTTTAACTGGGCGTAAAAAGATATGGTATCCTCTCACAGAAGAACTATGTAACGCAGTCCAAAGAAACATAGATCTTGACACTAAAGATATAAATATTCGAGCAAAGAATACAAAAGGTTATGCCACTGTAGGTATTCTTAGACCTATTCTAAGAGACTTCTTGAATAAAAATTACTTTGGAGAAATATTAGATGAATCAGAACTTCAAGCCGCTATAGACGGCACAGTGGTTTGGAAAACTTACGAAGCATTTGAAAAAGGGGAAAAGAAAATAAAAACCAAAATAGTAGACCTTCTTAACTTTTGGATTGACCCTACGGCAGATAACATCCAATCAACTCCAGCTGTAATTGAAAGAAGCGTAATGACACTAAATGAACTTAAATCATATGATTGGAGAAATGTTGATATTGTAGAGGGTAGAACAGATATCGGAAAGAATGACCCCAATATGATGGGAACAGTACCAGCAGAAGGAGATGTCCCTCTTGTAGAGGTCTTTGAAAGGTGGGGATTAGTACCTAAATATCTAATCACAGGAGATAAAAAGGATAAGGAAATGGTTGAGGGAAGAATAGTAGCTTCTAATGTGGATAATGCGCCCGTAATTCACAAGATAGAAGAAAACTCAACGGGAGTAAAACCTTATGAAGAATTTAGACTCCTAAAGATTCCGGGAAGATGGTACGGAAAAGGAATAGCGGAGAGAGTAATGATGCTTCAATTGTGGATGAATACAATTATAAATATCCGAATCAATCGTTCTTACGTTTCTCAGTTAGGGTTGTTTAAGATAAGAAAAGGCTCAGGAGTAACTCCTCAAATGCTTTCTAAGTTAGGCTCAAATGGTGCTGTTGTACTTAATGACCTTAATGATTTAGAGCAAATGGTAATGCAAGAAGCCTCACAATCTTCATATACTGATGAAAATAACATTAGAGATATTGCTAGTAGACTGACTTCTGCCTTTGAGGTTGTAACAGGTGAAGGACTACCCTCATCAACCCCAGCTACTAACGTGGTAATCCAAGACAGGAATGCAAGAAGCGCCTTTACAATGATCAAGGAAGGACTAGGAATGTTTATTCAAAGATATGCGGACAGACACTTACTTCCAAAGCTAATTAAAAACATAAAGAAAGACGAACTTGTTAGAATAGTAGGAGATGACGATAAGATTAAAGAATATGTGGATAGGATAGTAATTACAGAAGCTGAGAAGAAACTAGGCATTATTGAAGAAAACCTAAAACAAGGTATTCCACAAGCTGTTCCTACTTTTGACGAGATTCAAAAAGAAATAGATTCCGCAAGACAAAGACTCCTTAACCGAGGAGAGCTATTCATGAAACTGACAGAAAAACTTGTTAATGGAAACTATGACACTCAAGTTTATGTAACTAATGAGGAAATGGATGTGGCTGTAACAATTCAAAACCTAATGTCTCTACTACCAGTATTCCCAGAAAGAAAAGAAGCAATAGGCAGACAAGTTATGGACTTAATGGGACTTGACCTACCACCTCAAACAGAAAGACCGCAGGAAATGGGAGAAGCCGGACAACCGTCTTTACCAGAAGAAGAAAGAGGGTTATCCCCAAGATTTCAACAGTTAGCAAGTGAGCAAGGCATAACAACAGAAGCTAATGTCCAAAGATAAAGAAACAAGAAAAATAAGCATTGAAGGCAAAAGGCTGAAAGAGCTTGTGGAAAGTGAAGGGTGGCAAATTGCCAAGAAGAAATTAATGGATAAGTTAATGGATGCTGGATCTGTAATGAATTTTGATAGCAAATTAGACCCACAGAAAGCAGTGATAGAAATAGCTGCTAAAAAAATGGCAATAGAAATGGTTTATGAATGGATAACAAGAGATGTTTATGGAACTGTAGAACAGCATAAATCAAACAGCAAAGAAATATTTAACGAAATGAAAGAGGATTATATAATAAGAATGGATGAATTAGAGGAAACTTCTGATGAATCTACGTCCTAAGTACGACGTTAAACTACAGGTCGATAATATTATAAATTTAAGCACTAAAATTGAAATATGGAAAAAGAAGACATTACTTCCGAAACCCTACCTGATGAGGCGGAGCTTACCTCACCAGACGGAGAAGAAGCTGTTGACGACGTAACTGATGACTCTGAAGAGCTATCAGGCGACGAACAAGACGCGGCTGATGCTCTGTCGTTAGAGGAACTAAACTCTCATTTAGGTAAAAACTTCAAAGATAAGGAGTCCGCTTTAAAAGCATTGAAAGATACTTTCAAATATGTTGGAAAAGCAGGGCAACTTGAAAAGGAGTTGAAAACGGTTAAGGACAAAGCTAAAAACAAGAAGGGTGATTACATCACCAAAGAGCAGTACGATACCGATATGTTCTACAAGGACAATCCTCAGTACAATGAAATGAGGGGTACTATTGACCGAATAGCGAGAGCTGACGGCATAACTCCCTCAGAAGTTGTTGAAACAGATGAGTTTAAAGGACTTTACGAAAAAGTTGTTGGTTATGATGAAAGCCAGAAAGCAAAATCCGTGCTTGAGTCTAACCCAAGAATCGGTCAGGCTTCTAGCAAGGTGAAGCAGTCTAAACAAGCACTTCAAAAACAAGATTTTGATGGAGCTAGAAATACTGCTGTTGAAGCCGTACTAGAAACAATGACCGAGTAAGAATATGGCTACAGATAATATTCTAAGAACTTTTGGGGATGTATCACGAGTTGAGGACGTGGTTCTTAACGCTGTTGAAATCTTAACTGCCCGTGAGACGCAAGTATTCAATATGTTACCAAAGACTTCTGCTAGAGACACTGTTCACAGCTATCTAACAGACACGCTGAAAACAGCTGCTAATACTGCTATCGCTGAAGGTGCAGATTACACACAGCTTTCAAGGACAACTCCTTCTCGTTTGACAAACATTATTCAGAATATCGCTATTCCTTTCTCAGTAACCCGAACTCAAGAACTGGTAGAACACTACCACGGACGAAACGAGCTACAGAGACAGTTGGAAAAAGGTATTATGGAGTGGGCAAATGATGCTGAGTTTGCGTTGATTCGTTCAACACTAACTTCAGGAGCATCTGGTACAGCTCCTCAGATGAGCGGTCTAATTCAGGCCACATCTAAGAGCACAAACCACACAACCCACACCTCTGGAACAGTTTGGTCAGCAAGCATCCTTGATGGACTAATGAAGGACAACATTGATAACTCCAATGGTGATGTCGCTACAGATATCATAATGGGGTCAGCTCTTCGAAAGAAGACCGATGAGTTCGTTCAAAAGTCAAATGTAGTTGTCAATGCTCCCGGAATTACCCAGATAATTAGAACAGTAACAACCTACGAAACTTTCGCAGGAACACTACGAGTTCACTATCATAGGTACGTCCAGCAAGACGCTGACGCTACAGCAAGAGTCTTTGCATTCCGTCCTGAGAAGGCGGCTGTTGCATTCCTTGAGAGGCCACGTGTTGATACCGAACTATCTCGATCTGGTGATTACCAGAGAAGGGCAGTTGTAGGTAAATTCACAGCTGAAATAAGGAATCAGGACAGCTTCTTCTATGCTGACGGTTTCCACAAGACCCTCTAGTTTACTAGTTGTTCTTGGGGGTACTGGCCATTTTGGTACTCCCAAGACAAAATGGCAGCAACTTTATGGAATCAATAAAACAAAAATTTAAAGACAACGTAAAACTATATATCGAACTCTATCCAAGAGAGTTTGAAGCAATGAAAAAACAATCTAAAGCTAAAAGAGATTTAAGTGCAACTAAAACAGGAGGAATTAAAGGTACTGACTTCCTTGATAGACCTGTTTGTGAAGTTCCCGCAACAATAGACGATATGATGATAAATCAATTAGAATCCGATGAATATAAGGTTTATACATCAAAAGAGTTTAGTAGATGGATAGCAAAAAACTATGAAGCATTTAGACCGATCCAAGAAGTTTAAAATAGCCCTTGCAATGATCGTTAAGGGAACTGACGATGAAGCAAGAAATTTATCTCAATGTTTAGGATATGTAGCTCCTTACATGGATGGTTTATTCATTACACGTTCTCAACCCAAAGGAGAGAAAAAGAATGAAAAGGTTGAGAAGGTTTGCAGAGCTTTTGGAGCTGAAATGTCTGACTTTGACTGGGTAAATGATTTCTCAAAAGCGCGTAATTACAATTTCTCACAAGTACCAAAGGAATATGATTATATTATGTGGCTTGATGCTGATGATGCTGTAAGGGGTATGGAGCATTTGAGAGGAATGATACAGAAAAACCCAGCAGATGTTTATGTTATGAATTACCTTTATGCTTTTGATGAGTATAAAAATCCAGTAGTGGTTCACTTAAAATCTCAAATAGTTAAGAATGATGGATGTGTTGAGTGGGTAGGTAAACTCCACGAAGACTTTAAATCAAATAGACAAATAAAATCTTATTTCCTTAAAGGGGTTGAAAGAATACACCTTTCAACAGATGAGAGATTTGAACAAGCCAAGAAAAGAAATGTTGAAATATCAAGAGAGGATGTTGAAAAAAATCCCAAAGATCCACGTTCTTATTGGAACTTGGGGCAATCTTTGAGTGGGGCAGGACAGCATGATGAAGCTCTAAAGGTTTTTGATAGATTTTTAGTAATGTCAAAATCAGAAGATGAAAAGTATATTGTAAGAATTAGAATGGCTGAAATTTATGCCCATAGACAAGAATGGGCTAAGGGTATAGAGCATTTACAGGTTGCTATTGGTATTAAACCGGAATATCCCGATGCTTATATCTACATGGGTTATCTCTATAATGATATGAATAACCTAGAGTTAGCTGAAAAGTATTTACTTTTAGGAATAACCAAGAAGCCACCTTACTATGATATCATTGTCTACAATCCAAGAGATTATGACTACCACCCCTTAATGGTTTTGGCAAAGGTATATTTTAAAATGTCTCGCCCTGATAATGCTTTAGTGTGCCTAGAAGCTTGTGCAAAGATTTATCCCAATCGTAAAGACATAAAAGACCTAATGAAGAAGATTAAGAAAATGTCCGATGAATTTAAACAAGCTCATGAATTAGTGAAGAGATTAGAAAACAAGTCAGATAAAGTAGTTATTAAGGAATTGGAGAAGTCTAAACTTGGACATCAACCATTAGTACAGATATTCAGAAATAAAAGATTTATTAAAAAAGAATCAAGTGGGAAAGACCTTGTGTTTTATTGCTATCCTACAGAGGAGGAATGGAATCCAGACTCTATCATAAATGGAGGGATTGGAGGCTCAGAAGAATCGGTAATTTACACCTCAAAATATCTAGCAGAGAAAGGTTGGAATGTAACAGTATATGCTAATTGTGGACAAGCAAAGAAATATGGCAAGGTTCAATGGAAGCCGTGGTGGTTATGGAATTACAGAGATAAGCAAGATGTGGTTATCTTGTGGAGAAGTCCAGCACCAGCGCAATTTGAGATAAACTGCGATAAGGTAATTGTGGATCTACACGATGTAATACAAGAAAGAGAGTTTACTGAGGAAAGGTTAAAGAGGATTAGTAAGATATTCGTAAAAACGAACTATCATCGTTCCTTACTTCCCAATATACCAAATGAGAAGTTTGAAATAATCCCTAATGGGCAAGATTTCTCATTATTAAATCAAAAGGTAGAGAAAGACCAATATTTAATGGTAAACACGTCTTCTCCTGATAGGAGTTTATCTGCCCTTGCAAGACTCTTTAAAAGGGTTAAGGAGCAAGTGCCTGAAGCTAAATGTAAATGGGCTTATGGTTGGGGAGTATTTGATGCCTCAAGAACCTCAACACAAGAACAGGAATGGAAGAAAGAAACGATAAAAGAGGCTGAGAAAGCAGGAGTAGAGATGTTGGGTAGAGTTAATCATAAAGAAGTAGCCAAGCTGTACTCACAAGCAAATATCCTTGCATACCCTACTTTATTCCCTGAAATAGATTGTATTACAGTTAAAAAAGCTCAGGCTTGCGGTGCATTGCCAGTTACTACAAACTTCGGAGCATTAAATGAATCAGTAAAGTATGGAGTAAAGGTTGATGTACCAAAAGAAATACCCAATGATTTTGACTTTGGTTTAAACATTAAAGAAGCTGAAGATAAGTGGGTAGAGGAATGTGTAAGAATATTAAAAACACCTATAGAAGATAGGAAAGAAATGAAGCAGTGGACAAAGAAGTTTGCTTGGCCGAACATTGCTGAAAAATGGAATAATGGTATAATAAATATATGTTAGGATTAGACCCAATTAAAGGCCCTGAAATTATGAATCTCGCTGGATTAAGTGTAGATGATCTTCAAGTGCCTCAAAGACTAAATAAAATTACAGATGTGGTGAATTACCTCCAAGACAAGCAGGACTATCGTTATTGGATTTCTAAATTAACCAGAGGGGAAACAGATAAGCTCCACAAACTCCACTCTTGGGTAGAGTTAAGGAAAAAAAGGGAACAAGTTGATAGTAGAGTTAAACAACTTAATGACTCTTGGGTAGATAAAGGCATGGGAGAGAAAGATTATGAAACTATTGCTAGTGTTAAGATAGCTAAGCAAGAATTAAGAAATATTGACCAAGAGTTAAAGTCGTATGAAGGATGATATTTATACAGGGAAAAGGGTCGTATTAGTCGGCCCTGCTCCTCATATAACAGAAATAGACCAAAAAGACTATATCAACTCTTTTGATATCGTAATCAGAATGAATTGGAGTTATCCAATACACGATAAGGTTAAGAAAATGACAGGTGGTAGATGCGACTATCTCTATATTAATTCGCAAAGACAACAGAAAGGAAACTTGCCGGATAGTGTAATTCTTCATCCTCATTGTGCAGAGAGTGATTATCCAAAAGATCTCTTTGAAAATTTAAAGACGGAAACCAATACCAATCCCAATATGGGTATGGTAGTTATAGACCATGTTCTAAGTCAGAATCCGAAAGAGTTATATGTTACGGGGATTTCCTTTTTTCAAACGGGGGGTCATCATGAGGGTTATGTGTGTGATATACCTGAAGATACAATGGCTCAAAGTAAGGGTAATTTTTTCTCTCATACACAGGAGGGTCAAATTAGATATTTTATGAAACACTTTGTTGATAAAATTAAAGCTGATAAGGTTTTAACTAAAATAATCAATGAATATCGTACTAATAACAGCTAAGGGTGGAAATTTATCCATCCCAAATAAAAATCTAATTAAAATTAATGGGCATCCTTGCTTGTATTACCCCATAACCTCAGCCTTAAATTCTAAGGCAGATAAGGTATTCATATCAACTGAATGCCCAATGATTAAAGAGTTTTCACGTGAAATGGGGATTGAAATCATAGACAGACCAAAGGAGTTATCTCAACCAGACTCAAATCATGGGGAAGCAATCTTACATGGAGCTAAAGAAATACAGAAAAGGGTGGGAGAATATGATACATTAACTATCTTGCTTGGTAATACTGTGATGTGTTCTTCTGATGATATAAACGAATCCATTGATATTATTGGAGACAATGACTCTTCCATGACGGTTTGGCAAGCGCAAGACGACCATCCTTACAGGGCAATGAAGATAGAAAAAGGAGTATTAAAGTCTTTCCTAGATATTAAGCCAGATACAAACAGGCAAAGCTATCCTAATGTTTATTTTTATAATCAAGGTCCGTGGACAGTGAGAAGAAAAAGTTTATTAAGAAGTGAAAGGACACGTGAAGGGCCGGGAGCTTGGTGGTGGATGGGAGAACGCTGTGTCCCCATTGTTCAGGACTGGGTTACCGGCAGAGACATCCACGGAGAGATTGATATTAATATTTCTAAATGGTACTTACATGGACATTAAAAAAGATTGGCAAACAAAACATCAACCGTTTGAACTGAACTATCACATTAAAGAGGGTATTGTTTGGAGGTCTGATGATAAAGAGTTTAAATCTAGGTGGAAAGAAACCTTAGACTGGATAGGTGATATGAAAGGTAAAAAGCTGGATGTGGGCTGTGGCCCAAGAAGCCCCATATCAAGTGGTGTTGTGATAGAACCCTTACTAGATAATTATAAGTTATATAGCCCAAAGGATTGGTTTAAGAAGATGAAATGTTACAGTCAATCAGCGGAGGAGTATATCCCTGAGCTAGAAAATCAATTTGATTTCGTTCTTTGTTGGAATTGCCTAGACCATGTGTACGACTGGCAAAGCATTCTTAATAATATTCATCGGTATATGAAGAAGAATGCTAAGTTTGTTTTGGGCGTAGACTTAAAGACAAGAGACCGAAATGAATTAGGGCATCCGGGTTTTGAAAGTATTGAGCTATTTTGGCAAGTTATCAATAGTTTATTCACAGTAGAAAGGCGAACTGCTAATTTATGGGACAGGGACTTGGTTTTGGAACTTAAAAAGAAAGAGCTGAAAAAACTAAAAGATGTTACCTTTATTATAAAGACCTTTGACAGACCCGAATCTCTTTACAAACTCATGAACTCAATAGACTATGATGTTCCTATTCTGATAGCAAATGACGGAAAGCAACAGGTAGAACATCCGAAAGCAACTGTTTATGAGTTACCCTTTGACACTGGACTTTCAGCAGGGAGAAACTTCTTACTGGATAAAGTAAAAACTAAATATTTCTTATTACTTGATGATGACTTTGTCTTCACAAAGAAAACCAAGATTGAGGAATTGGTCAAAGTAATAGAAAAAGGATTTGATATTGTTTCTGGTTATGTAGAAGGACACGTATACAATCACACAATTTTTAAAATTAAAGATAATGTTTTAATCCATGACAAGATTAAAAGCAAAGGTAAGTATAAGGGATATCCTTTATACGACTTAGTGCTTAATTTCTTTGTAGGAAGAACTCGCAAAATCAGAAATTTAAAATGGGATGATAAACTAAAAATAGGAGAACATGAAGATTTCTTTTTGAGGGCTAAGGATAAAAAACTAAAAGTAACTGTACAACCTAAAGTTTCTATTGTGCATGAACGAAATCCCTCTTCCGAAGAGTATATTAAATATAGGAACAGAGCTAGGGAAGAATATCGAGTAATGTGGATGAAGAAACATAATATCAAACATCAAATAGATAATTCTAAAGGCCGTAAAAAAGCTGAAGACCGAAAGAGAGAACTTATGAGAGATATGTATAAAGTTTTGGTGAACCATGAATTTGGAGAAGGTTGGCAGAAAGGAGATATAATTAAAATGGATGAAGCTGCGGCTAGAGTCCGATTGGAACGAGGGCATTTAGAGAAATTATGAGAATAGCAGTATTAACGATCACATATCGGGAACAGGAATTTATAGAATCTGTTATTAAAAACTGGGAGGGAAAGGTTTACACCCACTTAATACTTGAATCTTCTAAACCGTGGCACGGACAAGAATTGCCAGAAGATAAGACTAAAGAGATATGTAAAAAATATCCCCATGTTCAATTTGTCTCTTTGGCTTGGCCGAGTGAAACTGCACAGCGTAATTGGGGGTTGGGTTATTTATATGATTATGACTATGTTTTAATTGTAGACTCAGACGAGCTTTACACTGAGGAAGACCAAACTAAGATATTAAGTTCTATAGGAAACGAAGAGAAGTTTCAAGATAACACTTGGTGTTATCGTACTCCTAAGGTTGTTACTTATTTCAAAACTCCTGAATATGTACTTGACCCACCCGATACTCACGAACCAGTAATAGCCGTTAATCCGAAAAAAGTAACTTTTATTGATGCGAGGATTGTAGATACCCAATACATAATCCCAATTGATGTTTCAATGCACCACTTAACTTATTTAAGGAATGACTTACGTCTCTATCATAAACTTCAACAGTTTGAACACTTTGACCAAGTAAAGAAAGATTGGTTTATGGAGAAGTGGAGAAAGTGGACGCCCGAAATGGAAGATGTTAGAGCTTATGGTGGGGAAAAGTCCAAAGCAATTAAGAGACCATTACCAGATGAATTAAAAAATTTACTATGAGAAAAGTAGGATTTACTTGTGGAGCTTTTGACTTATTGCACGCTGGACATATCTTAATGCTTGAAGAAGCAAAGGAGCAGTGTGATTATCTAATTGTGGGACTTCATATAGATCCAACAATTGACCGACCAGAGAAGAATAAACCAATTCAAAGCGTAGAAGAAAGGTATATACAGCTTAAAGGGTGTAGATATGTAGATGCTATCATGCTCTATGAAACAGAAAAGGAATTACTTGAGATCTTAAATACAATTCATGTGGATATAAGGATTTTAGGTGCTGATTGGAAAGGAAAGAACTACACTGGACATGAATTAGATATTCCAGTGTATTTTAATTCAAGAGACCATAACTATTCTTCCTCAGAGCTTCGTAAAAGATTGCTTGATGATTAGAAAGTATGATATAATAAAGGTACAATTAAATAGTAATAGACGGGTTAGCCCTTACCTATTGAGTTATCAGGTAAGAGCTTAAAATATATGAATCTAGGTGAAATAGCAACAAAAGGAAGAGACCTTGTTAAGGCAAATGCAACCTCATATCCAAATGATAAGGTTTTAGTTAATCTCAATTTATGGCTTGATAAAATAACCACGATGATTTTAGACTCTCAAGATGAGAGTGATTATGATGATTCAAGGTATTCAGACTTTCCTATTAAGTTTACGAATTTAGTGGAAAATCAACCAGCGTATGAATTTCCTAGCAGAATGTTGGCAGTAAAAAGACTGGAAACAAAATTAGACGGAACTAATTGGAGGAAAGCTGAGCCATTAGATATAAATGAAATAGGGGGTTCAACTGATACCGCAACTATTGCAGATAATTTCTTTACAGATAAACCTTACTATGATGCACAGTATGGATTTATATTTCTTTATCCCATCCCTCAACAGGACGTAGATTCTGGAATGAAAATATGGGTTTCAAGAAGTGTTAGACCTTATACTTCTGCAGAACTTTCAACAGGAACAGTAGAACCCGGATTTGATAGAGAGTTTACCCCAATACTTGCCTATGGAATAGCTTATGAAAAAGCGGTAGAAGATCAATTACCAGTACAAGAAACATTAAAAAGACAGCTTGATGAATACGAGCAAAGATTAAGACGACATTATGGAAGTAAACAAAAAGACCGTAATTATTCATTAACATCAGCTTATGTAGATTACAATTAATATGTCTTGGAAAAATACAAGAAAACCCGGAACAGATTGGGAGTACAATGAGTTTGGATATTCTTATAATCAAGATAAAGACCCGTTTTCTGGTGAAGATGTATTTTATAACTCTGTAGGAGTCGGCACAGAGTGGAGTAATCAAGCGAGACCAAGTACAAATTGGACAAATTTAGATAAAGGTTCAACAACTTGGACTAATGTAGAAAAACCAGCATGACAACACAATTTCCAACCAATTTAGATGATTTAACAAATCCCTCAGCGGAGGATAAGGTTTCAGAAGTTAGCCACGCAGGACAACACGCAGACGCTAATGATGCCATTGAGGCTATTCAAGCTAAAGTCGGAGTTAATAATTCAACAGTTGAAACTTCGCATGATTATAAACTAGGGGAAATAACCGGGAGCGATAAGGCTGTCTCTAAGGATGGTGAGCAAACTTTAACTAATAAAACCATAACTTCTCCAGTGATAAATGAGATTAAACCCTCAGTAGGGGAAGCGCTATCTTTAACCGACACAACTGATACATTAGTAACTAGAAATACTGAGGAAACTTTAGCTAATAAAACCATAACCTCACCAAAAGTTAATGAATTGACTGACTCAAATGGAAACGAAACCATTGAAACCCCAACAACCGCCAGTGCTGTAAATAATATTGAAGTAAAAAACTCTGCCACAGGTAACGATGTGGAAGTAAATGCGAAGGGGGAGGATACTGATATAGGAGTTAAGATAAAGGGCAAAGGAGCAGGTAAGGTTAAATTAGGAAGTGCTGAATTACAAGTGCCTAATGTCGCAGGTGGAGATGGACAAGTTCTCACGTCAGATGGTGCTGGGGTACTTTCATTTACAGACAAAGCTGACTTTGAAGACGTGCCTCAACTATCAGCTTCTAAAGCATTATTAGCTCAGGCTCAAGACACACCCGACCTTACTCTCCAAGTGGAAGCAGGTAACGTCTACTTCGGCACAACCCTTGTAGAGTACGCTGGAGGTAACTCACCCTCTTTTACTGCACCAACAACTAATCCGAGAATAGACATACTCTCCATTAACGAATCTGGTACTTTAGTGAGAACAGTAGGAACTGAAGACGCTTCTCCCACTGCCCCAGCTGTACCAGCAGGAGAAATACCTATCGCACAAGTATT